TCTTAGAGCAATAGCGATGCAGGCTTAATTATGGATTCAGTAGAAAATTTAAAATATAAAGAAGTAGAGCCGGGGGTATTTGAAAATCAAGACCCCTCTGCGCTTGCTAAATATAGAAAACAAAAAAGGGCTTTCGGTAAGGTTGATGAAATTACGGATGATATAAATAGTTTGAAATCAGAGCTTACTGAAATTAAAAAAGCATTACAATTTTTAATCGAAAAGAACTAGGATAACTAAATGGCAACTTTAACTACAAGAGCTGGTAAAGGTAGTCCACTTACTAATACGGAAGTAGATACTAACTTTACCAACCTAAACACTGCAAAGTATGAAGCCTCTGATGATATTTCAGTAGGCGATTTGACTTTTACAGGCGATCTGGTTGCCGGGTTGGACGCTTCTGTTACGGCGGCTGGCACCACACAGGGCACCGGTACTGCTCTGACTAAAACTTATAATATTGTGCAGACAGCATCTGCCAACGAAGGCGTGGTTCTTCCTGACGCATCAACCGGTCTTAAAATCACAGTTTATAACTCTACATCAGCAGACATCAAAGTTTACCCTGCATCAAGCGAATCTATTGACGGCGGATCTTTGAATGCACCTATTGTGCTTAGACCTGATAATGTCTTTGAAGCAATCGCAGTAAGTGCAACTCAATGGCAAAGAACTCTTCCCGATTTAGACGACCTAGATGTCACAACGGTTACAACATCTGGTGATGCTACTATCGGTGGTCATATAAATTATGGTGTGACAGCCTCAGTAGGTACTGCTGGTTCAGATCAAGCTGGAGCAACACAACTCAGCGAAACATTGAGTGTAATCACAACAAACGCGGCAAGCACACAGGGCGTAAAACTTCCAACTGCACTTGCAGGAAGAACAGTAACAGTTTTCAATACAACAAGCACAGACTGTAAATTATATCCTGGTTCTTCTGATACAATTGATGGCGGAAGTGCTAATGTTCCTATTACTTTGCCCGCTAATACATCTTTCACACTTTCTTGTAAAGATGCTACAGATTGGAGAGTACACAGACCGTTAGCAGTATATGATTCTAGCGGTACACTAGTAAACTAATAAAAGGGTGATATTTAAATGGCAGGCCCATTAAAGATAAAAACAAGTGATATAACTTCAGGTAACATTTCGGGGTTGCAGGAACTTTCTACCGCAGAAAAAAAGGATTACACTGCAAACATTATCACCACTGAATTCGCTAGTAGTGTGGGAACGGCTTCTATTGAAGTTACTACAGGTTCTCTTACTTCTGGGTTCACCTCGATAGGTACATTTACAGACCGCACAAGAACTGAGGCTGTTGGTACACACCCAGCGGCTGGTGGATTGTCAACAACTGTTTATACATTTGGTGAAGACACTAGAGTAGCAACGGATAATAAAACTGCTACACCGCTAAGACTAAACTCTGACGGAGAGATAGTAGAATCAACGGATGCGGAAATTGATTCTGAAATTCTTGATGATGTAATTAATGCAATGATTACAGATGATGCGAATACGGCTGGTCAGTATTGGCTTTCTGCATCTGCTCCTGCAGGCGGTACATGGACCAGTCGAGGTCAAATTGATGACACTCAGACTGACGGAACTACTGTAACAAAGTATCTTTGGCAAAAAACTGCCGCAACAACAGTACCTGCTTCTGCTACAAATAGAACACTCACAAAATTTGACGGCGAGAGTGTTGCAGAATTTTCGGATACTGAACTACAAAGTCTTACCAACAGATTTAGAAACAGAGTAGTTGCGACAAACATTGGTCGCTATGAAGTTTCTACTTCAGCCCCTACATCTGGTGGTACTTGGCAACAAAGAGGTGAAACACTAACCGATCAGTTAAAAGATATTGTTAGTGTAGCATACGCAGGAAACTATACTGGTTCATACAGTGGTACATATTCTACTGCATTTGCAGGCGATTATACGGGTAATTATACTGGTTACTTCACTGGAAATTACACTGGTTATTACACTGGTGCATATGCAGGAAACTATACTGGCTCATATACATTATTTTACGGGGGCTCTATTGGGGGCTATTTCGACGGTACATATACTGGGTATTATGAAGGATCGTATGAAGGAACATATGCAGGATCGTATAGTACAGTATTTGCCGGAACCTACACTGGTTACTACACTGGTTTCTTTACTGGTGCATATTCAGGAACATATACTGGCTACTATGCTGGCGATACGGTTCAAGCAACTTCTTCTACACAGGAATCTAAAAAACTGTTTTTAAGAATCGCATAAATAACTTTATTATTATTAATTTGTGGAGTTTGTGATGGAGCAAGAAAAATATAGAAATCCAATTTGGCAGAACAAAGATAACAGGCATTTAGTCTGTGAAATTTTGCAACCCAATGGTGAATATGCAGTATGTCATGTGATTGCCGGACCCGAAGCAGAAGGCGGTGTCAATAAAGATTACGATGCTGTTATTGAGCAGTACGGCATTGATGGTCTCGATTCTTTGACAGAAGCACACAAAGAACAACAAAAGAAAAATCACGAAAGAAGAAAAGAACACGAAGAACAAAAGTTTCAAAGACACAAGCAAGAAGTCTTATTCAACATGAAACTTGAAGCCTTTGAAATCGAATCTGTAAAAAATTCTGAAAACAAAGAACTAAAGAAACTTATTCGCAAGGCTAAGTCACCCTTAGAAGTACAGGCGTACACAACAATTCTAATTCAAAAGGAATTAGATAAGAATGAATAAAGGCTACATATATGTAGCCTCAGTCAATAAAGCATATTACTACGCCGCAAAAAAATCCGCAGAATCTTTATTAGACTTTTATCCCGAGGCTAAGATAACTCTATTCACACATGACTTTTGGGTTGAGCCAGAAGACTATGAAATGTTTGACCAAGTTATCACTGAAGGCTGCCCTGAAAATATCAGAGCAAAGTTGTGGGCATTGTCAAAAACACCCTATGATGTTACAATGTATATAGATGCTGATACTGTTATTGAGCATGAAGACATTGCAATTGCTTTTGATTATATTGAAGAAAATGATATTTTGTTTACCCGTAATCGTCCATACAATGCTAAAATAACAAAACTGTCTGACACAGAAGAAATGATTTATCATTGCGGATTGTTCATATATAAAAGCAACCCACAAACTTTTAAGTTGATGGATGATTGGTATGACCAGTTTATGGAACAGAACAAACCTAATTGGGTATCAGATCCTTACCCTTGGGAAGTGAGAAAGTGGGATACATTCAGCATGTGGTACTTGCTAAATAAAACAGAACAGAATGTAAAAGTTGGGGAATTCCCACAGCCCGATGCGAGATGGAATTTTGTGTGGGGATATTTTGATAACGAATTGCAGGGAAGTGAAAGAGTGATTCTACATTATACTATACCTGACCGAGAACTTTTAAATAATGAAGATATTAGATTCAATTAATCCAGAACTTATTGAAATACTAGAACCATATATTGAGTGGTTTTTTCAACAGGACTACGAAAGTTTACCGACACATCAAAGAGGAAAAGATAAAGATCACAATCTTTATTCAGCATCCTCATATGATTACTTGAAGGAAGTAATGTCCAACGAGAGTCATATTGGCCCGCCCGAAGTATCAAGAGTCCGAGACTTGCAACTAGGTCCTGAAGTACCCAAGATTCATAAAGAAAAATCCGCTGTTATCAACGATGCTCTTGTAAAATTTCTTGGAGCAAAGTTTACAGCAGTACATGTCTTTTATCTGCCAGGTGATTATATGGGTTGGCACAATAATTGGGATTGTCCAGGATATAATATTTTGATAAACTATAATCCTAAAGGAAAAGGTTGGTTTAAATATTATGATTATGATAAAGACGAAATTGTTACTCTACACGATCCTAAAGGATGGTCTGCTAAAGTAGGTTACTACGGTGGTAAAGATGAAGACCCATCTCAACACTATTGGCATTGTGCTGGTTCAGAGTCTCCAAGACATACATTTGGAATGGTAATACCTAATAAAGATATGTGGGAGATGATGGTAGAAGATATAGGGGGTTAGATCAAACCATCTCTTTGACCGATAATCATATATCTGTCGTATTCTTTTTTGCCATCCCATGAGTAATAATGCTGTTTTCTTACACCTTCGTAATTAACTTCATCAAGTCCTACTTGCTCTTTCAATGCATCGATAGAATCAACACAGTTGATACCGTACATTTCTTCAACAACATTGCTATTCTGTAACGCATAGATGGCATGTGGATTCTTTGAGCGAAGTTCCTTCAGAGGATACATCTGTTCCGTTTGTATGCAAATCACGACATCAACTTCAATTTTACATAAGTTATCAAATTCAAACGGAATGTCTAGATTGTGATGTCTTGTTTTGATAAACTTTTCTTGCGCATAGTGTTTGTGGAAAATCTTAGACAACTCAATAGACTCTTCATCTAAATCAACCATGTGCAATTGCGCAATATCTAAGTTTTCACAAAGAAGAGGTACTATAGGAATTCCTAACCAAGAATTCAAAATAAGAATTCTTAGATTGCCTGTCTTTAGATAGTATTCATCTAAATAATTCTTCAACTCTTCAACAAGCCATATACTGGCTTCAACATTATTTTGTCCAAGAGAATCACGAAAGTCGGTAAGTTTATGAGGCATGCGTTTCTCAATAACATGCAAAGCCTCACCCCAGTTTTTGTAGTTGTTTAGAAAATTAGAATTTAGATTAGAATTTGACATCTTCACTTTTACCCATTGAATCAAAAATACAAATGTAAGGCATTTCTCTGAACACATGTTTCTCAATATCTTGAGGAAACAAATAGCCTTGATTAAAACTATATACCCAACCTATAGGAAACAGTTTTTGTTTAACAACCCTACGATTGTAAAAGAAGTTATCAAGACCACGATAATACCATAAAATTTGTTTTTTGTATTTGTTAAAATAGTCCTTTATTGCTCTAGTGTCAAGAGTATCATTCCAACGCAACACACTAGAGTTTAAGTCTGTATATTTATGTGGTATGTGCCTAGTATTTTTATGTGAAGTATCTAAGTCATGCCACCATGTTTTTACAAAGCAAAGACAATCTTCTGGATCGAACTCTGCAATTACATCAATGTTTTTCTGAATGATAACATCCAAATCAAAAAACATTTTTTCTCCTTTCTGTGTGACAAGCAAATCGTCAAACAGATACATCTTATTCCACCATTTTTCTAAGCGGTTGTTTTCGGGAATAGGAATGATGTTCACTTCTTCAGAGATGCCTTCAGGATTTTCAGTGATACAATGAAACTGAAACTCGCAACTCAAGTGTTTCTTACAACTATCTAGGAGTTGATTTACATGAGAAGCAACATATTTTTCGCCCCACTTTACAGTGTAGATATTCATATATACAACCAATCCAATCCAAACTGTTTCCACTTACTATATCCTAAATCGAATAGTATGTTTTCTCCATTACCTCGCTCTAACGCTACAACAGGATGACATTTTTTTAAAGTATCTAACATACCTTTTAGAGCATGAGGCTCATGGCCCTCGATATCTAAATGTATTAAGTCAGGTTCAATTTCATAATCATCTAAGCGAACTTGCTTTATACTACCCTTATTAATGACTCTTGTTGCACCCGAATTAATAGGATCTACTTTTACTCCAACATAACATTCTTTGTCACCCAATGCGGCTTCATACATTGTAACATTAGTTTCAGTTATATTATTTTTAAGACATAAAAAATTATTAGGTTCAGGTTCAAATGTAATAACATGTTGTACATGTTTAGCGTATTGAGCAGTATATAAACCACAATTTCCGCCAGCCTGAACTACTGTGAATACTTTGCCAATAGTTTTAAGAATGTCTTCAGGTATTGTTGGATGATACTCAGTTAAATGTTTCCAGCAATGATAATCTTCTTTGGGCCAAAGCCATTCTCTTTCTTCAAATATTCTGACTTCGTTCATCGCTAATGCTCTAGCACCTTATTGATTCTTTTTCTCAAATCACTAGTAGAGAATCTGTGGTCTCGTTTGTTGAAGTAAAGTTTTATATCTCTTTTACGGCAAATATCCTTACCAGTGAAATCCTTATCTCTATA